GTGGTTGTTTCAACTTTAGAAAAATGAGGGGTGGTTCAGATTATAGCCGTCATAGTTGGGCGGTTGCTATTGATTTAGATCCTGAAAGAAATAAGTTAAAAGAAACAAGTAGAACGGCACGATTTGCACGTCCTGAATATAAGCCTATGATTGATATATTTTATAAGCACGGGTTTATTTCTTTGGGTAAAGAGAAAAATTATGATTGGATGCACTTCGAGATTGCACATTAAAAAACCCACATCTAAATCAATAGTGTGGGTTTTCTAACCAAAATTAACCAATTACTTTGGTGGTTTTGGGTAAGGCGCACCAATCTGCAAATGACCTAATCCAACCGCTTCTAAATCCTTGTAACATTCTTCAATTACTTTTACTTGTTCTTCTGTTAATTCGTTCATATTTTATCTTTTATGTAGTTAATAATTACCAAAATACAAGCTAATAATACACCACTTGCACCACGCCCCCAAAATTTAACGTTATCAATATCCTTTTGCATATCCCGTACTTGTTCCTTGTTTAAGTTGACACGTTCTTCAACCGTTTCTAAAAGCTTTACAAGACCTTTATTTCCGTTTAGATTAGTTCCCGCAAGTAAATCAATCATTTGTCTTTGACTTGCTGTTAGTTCATCAATCTTTTTATTAAGATTAATGTAGTGCGCATCACGTCTAATATCCTTTTCTTCAAGTACAAGTATTCTGCTTTCTGGTGTTAAATTTTTGTTCGGCATTACTCTAAATTTTCTGAATTATTACTGCTTATATTCTCATTCGTTTTTTGCGTTCTAAATAAACTAAATCCACCCGCACCTAAAAATCCTAAAAAAACAAACTCTTTAACGTCGAAGTGGCTATCAATTAAAGGTAAGAAAGCGTAAACAGTAGCAATAAAAAAACTACTGAATGTCATAAGTCTTTTTTGCGACCATTTACCGTTTACTGTTAAAGTATCTGTTAACATTTTCATTTCTTTAACTTTGCTCTTATTAAATCAACTACAATTAAAGCCATACAACCGTAAAACAACCAAAAGGTTATAAAGTTTATATCAGTAAAGAAACAAGCCGTTAAACAGCCAAAAAACCCACCCATAGCCGTTCTAAACACATCTGTTAAGTCTGCTTGTATTCCGAAAGCTGTTTTATTTACAAACTCCCAAAGCGCACCGATAAAGCCACCGAAAGTGAAGCCTATAAATATCGAGCCTACTATCTTTTGCCATAGCCAAAAATCATTTGTATAAGTTGCATTTGCTATGTAATATAAAAATACAAAGCCTACTAAATAATGTGATAAATTCCTAATTGTTTTCATACTTCGCTAAATCAATAGTTAAATAACTTCCCTTTTTATATATTCCAATATGAGTATAATTTCCCAACAACAAAAGCCTATGTTCTGCACTTCCCAAAATTGCTCCTATCTGACTTTCAGGCGTGATATAATTTACAGTTACTATTTCCCCAAATCTTTTAGCTTTTGAATTATCAGCTCTTTGTTGGACGTAATCGTGACTTGCTATATTTAAGCTATCCATATAAAAACAATGAATTTCAGCACCTTGTGTTAATATTAATTCAGGTAATAAAATAGGCAACCCGTTTACTGCTCTTGCGTTGTTTACACCGTCTAAAACATCGTTTTGATAACCACTATAATTAACAATTATAGGCGTGTATTTTTCGCTTAACGGTTCAGTGCTACAACTGAATAAAAACAACGCTATTAAAGGTAAATATTTCATTAAACTTTAGTTATTTCAATCGTTAGTTTATCTCTATAGTTTTGAATTTCTGCTTGAACGTTTGAGTTAGTTTGTACAGGGATTAAATTTGCTACATCCAAAGCAATATCTAAATCAGCCGTTAATAGAAATAAAAAAGAAGGGTTTAATAACTCACGAACCTTTTTAGCATTTGCCTTATTGATTTGCGATTTGATAATTCTGCGTATTAACCTTTTTTTAGTTTTAGCGATTAAATCAACCCCTAACTTTTGTATTCTTTCAAATTCGGTTTGGTCTTGTGCCTCTTCTCTAATTTCATTTTCAATAGTTACTTGTTCGGCTGTTGCCCCCTCATAAAACAATCTTGTAGTAAAATTAAATTTAGCCAATACAAAAGAACCTGTATAAAGTTCATCTATAGCAACCTCGTTTTCAGCTAAATTCAAATCATTAAATTGCGCTCTTGCTACTTCTTCTGTAATCTGATTTATAATTGTTTTCATATTAATTTGTAATTTTCATACTTCTAAATACAGATGTGTCTGCCGAACTACTATTTGTGATTGAAACATAAAGATAGTTGGTAACGGTATGGTCAAACGCTTGTGAACTTAATGCGTTGTTAACTGGCCCAAAATCATTAACTGCACTTGACGCAAAACCATATCCATATATATTACCACCATCTAACCAAAAATATCTTGAAAATCTAATCCATTGGTTTGCTGTTGGACTTGTATAAGTTGCTATTCTTTCCGTTGTCGTAGCGGGTATTGTAGCACTCGTTGACATTTGAAGCATTATATTTTGTGTTCCTGCGCTTCCAGATTTTGTTGTAACAATATCTAAATCTAATACGTCATTTGCGCCTAATGTATTTGCGGGAATTGTAACCTGATAGACTTCTGTTTTAGCCGTTGTCCCCGTTACTGTTATTGGCGTTGATGTTTTAGCGATGAATTTAACTTTAGTTGCCAAAGCATCAAAAACAGCGTTTTGACTTGGCGCAATAGTTGTAACGCCATCGGTTATTGCATCAGCTACTTTTGCATCGGCATAGGCTTGATTTGCTATTGTACCCGTAACACCATTTAACAATTCAAACTCTGTATTTGAAACAACACCTGAAGCAATCTTAACAGCATCAATTCCACTTGCTATTTTAGCGTTTGTAACAACCCCGTTATCAATCGTCCAAACAGTACCCGAACTGCTTACTGTAATATCGCCTTTGTCCCCGTCTGTAACGCCACCCGAAGCTGAATAGGGTATCATATTTAAAAGCCATTCGTCTGTTGCAAATTGCTTAATAATAGCTAAATAACCGTCAGGAATAGTTATAGGGGATACCGCACCAGCTCCAGTCGGGAAAATTGAAACTCCACTTCCTGAAATTAAATCAATATCAGCTCCAAGAGTGTTTTTAAAGATTAATTCGGAATTAGCTGGGAAAATACCACTATCTAAAGTTGCATCTGCGCCAAGTAATAAATATTTCCCTCTGTCCTCTTCAATAAAATCATAAGCACCTATTGGTTCTTTAACCGGTCTATCCCCCTCTGTAAGTACGGCTTCGAGGTCGGGGGTTGTCCCGCCACCAACATCACTAACCGCAACTTTTTTATTAACACCCGATTGAACTATCTCTAATAATTCAGTCCCCGCTAATGGCGTGGTTGCCGAAGCTAATTCCGATATTTTTTTATTTGCCATTACTCTAAAATTCTAAATTTGTTGTTTTCAGTTAATCTATAACCACCGTCCTCTAATAATCTGTAATCTAACTCGTCTATAAAAAATCCTGCATCTTCTAAATCAGTAATAAAGAAACTTTGCTTTTCTTCTTTACCTGAAAAATCAATTTTAAATCCGTTAAAATCTGCCTTTGAACTTCCTGTATTATAACTTAAAGTCCCTGCTTCTAATCCAATGTAAAGACCGAAAATTCTATAGTAACTGTTTCTGTCTTTAAATATTATTCTATAGTCTTTTTTTAATAGCTTTTGTAAATCAAAAGGATTACCGCTATATTGTAAATCTAAATTTAAACTTTGGTTAAAATATTTACCTCCTGCGTCTTGCTCTTGTGGCTCATTAGCTATTGGGTTTCCATTTGAATAAAACTTATATATTGTTGTTTCGGGAAATGATGTTAAAATATTATCTTCTGTAACTATTAAACTCCTTGCGTATTTCACATAAGGAAATAAATAGATTTCAGAAATCCCCGAAACACTACTTTTGCACTTTCTGTTATATCCGCTTGTTATTGTAGCCACCATGGAAGTTTATCATAAGTGTTACCGTTTAATTTCCACCCCGCCGTTAAAGTAATATCTTTATTTGCGTTAACTTCATCTTGACAAACTTTATATTCTGCAATAGTGTTTTTGCAAATCCATTTGTTAAAACGAATTATCATAGCTTGTGCAATCGCTCGGTATTTACCTGCTAAAAATTGTACTTCCTGTTTATCTGCAACCTCAATATTTTCCCCCGTATGTTTAAATATACCACCGTTAGTAACCATATAAGAGCCAATTTCTATATATTCAGCTACTGCCATATTTTTAGTTATTGGTTTAACAAAATCATCGTAAAGCGTTAAATAAAGCCCTGCTAAATCGTCATTTTCAGCATCCGTAGATATTTTATCGTATAATAAAGTGCCTAATAACGGCTCAATAATAGTTAATTGCACACTTGCGACGCAAGGAATATATTTATCTACATCAACATTACCGCCTAATACGGTAGTTGATGCCATTTCTTCGGGTGTTACAAATAAAAACTCTGCCATTATCTCGGTTCTAAAAATCCATTATTAGTCATATTTCTTGGCTCAATACTAACTAAACTGTCATTTGTTGGTATTTTATAGCCTTTTCTTCGTGCTTCTGATGTTGAAATTATCTTTGCTAAAGGACTTTCAACATCAATTTTAACGCCTTGCTTAGCATAAATAACTCTAAACCACTTGTGATGGCAGTTTCCACCGCCTTTATAAAGCCATATAGAGTATGTACTCGCCCCATTTGGCCCCCAACCTGCGTTAACTGGTTTATTATCCATTGCTATTATATCTTCTTTACGATATAACTTATTTGCAGTTAACATTTTATTACAAAAATCTCTTTCTCCTATAGAACTTCCAGAATATCTGTATCTAACAATAAAATCTTCTCCATCTTGTTGGCTTTTAGCGTTTGGGAAAGCATTACCTGTACTTGCTAAAGTTAAAGCTACTTCCTCATCATAATCAACCTCTATTTCATCAATCAATTCATAATCTTCAGGGATTTCTTGCCCCATATCAATAAATAAATCTAAATCAGTCTTTTTTTTTTCATCTTCTGCTAATCTAATAGCAGGAGTTAATTCAGTTTGAGGTTTGAAATACAAATCTAAATTAATATTGTAATACTCTAAAATTTCAGTAAAGCAATCAAGTATAAAACGTTGTTTAGGCTCAATTACATATTTTATAATTTGTTCCCTTGCTGTTTTTAACTCATCTGCATTATTACCAAATCCTGTGTTATCTTTAATTCCGAAAAGCATAGGAGAAACAACTCTATGCGCTGTCATTATTTGCTGTCTGCTTTCTGCTGTTAGAAATTGCCATTGTTTGTGAGCATCGTTACCCTGAATAGCTGTTACGGTTATTTCAGCGTCCCTTCCGTTAAAAGAAATAACAAAACGCCCCGCATTTGAACTACCTGTTAACTTTGATTTGATTTTACGTTCTAAATCGTCTTTTTCTTCGGGTGTTAAAGAGTTACCGTCAGGAATGTTTATAATATAACCAAATGATAAACCGTTACGAATGTGTGAAATATAGTAATTAGCTATTTCTTCCTCCATTTCACAATACGGAAGTCCCGCTAAATAGTCAGGGTCACTAAAATATGTTTTACCCGCTTTATATGGTTTTGCATTATAAATTTCGATAGTATCATTTGAGAAACCAAAAGCACTAAACGCTTCGGGTGGATAAGTATTTGTTTTATTCCAATTACGGCAATACCAATACTTCTCTATTTCTTCTTTGTCGTTTTCTAAAGATGGCGCAACACGTTCTTTGGGTAAGTGCTTAATTGCTCCTAAATCTTTTTTATTATTTGCTTTAATTACTTGTCCTGAAAACTCATTAAACAGAACAAAGTCAGATATTATCTTTTTAATATCCGAATCCTTTAGAATAACTTTAAAACGTAACCAATCAGCAGTATTAGTATAACTATTTCTTGCCCCAATACCATTAGCATAAATCATATCAACGTATGAGTTTATTATAGCCGAATGCGTAGGACTTCCGTTAAACCTTTTAATAAGATAGTTATAGAAGTCGTTGTTTTTACCGTTTAAAACCCAATTTTTAGATTTGTTCTCATCTAAAGTAGGGCGTATGTAATTATTCAGTTGTATTAGCCTAATATCTTGCGCCATTATGAAAAATATACGTTATCAGTTAGTTTGTAATCTTGTGGAATTTGTGATGTAGAAAATATTTTATCTCTATAAACAACCTCATCCGCTTCTGTAATCTTTATTTGAAAGTTTTGGTTTTCAGTAAAATCATAATCAAACTCAATCGCTGTATTACCGTCAGTTGTTGAGTAAGTGTTAGCGGGTGTTGATGTTTGCTGTGTTGCCTCATTAAATAACGAAATAACTATTGCATCCGTTGGATAAAATCTCGGAATAATAACTATGTTATGTGTTGTATCTTCTGGATTAACTACTATCATAATATTATAACTTAAAATTAGACGTTTTGTTACTTTAAACTATTTTTTATATATTTGTTTATCAAAAAATATAAATCAAATGAAAAAACCAAAACTTTACATTAAAACTTTTTACGAAAAAAGAGAGGGATTTAGATTTGAACAGCCTGTACAAAGATTAAACGGTAAATCCTATTATGACTATCCAGAAAATAGTTATGAGCGTGAAAATTGGGCTTACATAAGAAGAGAAAGTGAATATTATAATTCTTCCTTATATTATTCTCAATTTGATTCGGAATTATGGACAAATACAAAAGCCAAAATAAAAGCGTTTGATAAAATTTTTACTTTTGTTAAAAATGGGTGTAGTGGTAGCGCAAGTTCTATAACCGCTTTATTTCCTTTTGAAATTTACTTAATGAACGATGGCTTTGAAATGATAAGTTTCTGCGAATTAAACGCTATTAATCCCGCTGTTAGTATTATTGCTGATAAATGGATTGGAGATGAGATAATCAATCCAAAAGGAATTAAATATAGCCGTTGTTATTTGAAAGATGATAACTTTATCTATTTAGCCTTTGGAATTGTTTTTAATGAGGTTAAAACTAATTTTTATTTCGAAACAAGTAAATCAAATTATACTTTTCAAGTTGACAATAATATTAAAAACTATGAAAAAGCGATTAATGGAGAATTACCACCTTTGCAAATAAAAAACCCTACCAATTAAGATAGGGTTTTCTAACTAAATAATCAAACCAAATGAAAATTATACTAACGCTAAAAATGCCGTTACTGTCGAGCTATCTAATTTAGGAGATAATGCTCCAGTTGTAGAAACTCCTGTTAATGTATATCCGTTTAATTCTGTTTTTGCACCTCCTGTTGTTTGAGCAACGGTAAAATCAATACCATCATCAATTCCTACAGCGTGGTAAATTCCATTTCTGTCTTTTACAACAGCCATCGGGAAACCATACGCTAAAAGGTTCATTTGTTGAGAGGTTGCAGCGTCTATCTTTTTAAGCACATACGTTTGTGTTTGCGTGTTAACTGTAGTTCCTGTATTTCTATCAGAAACTAAAGATTCAGCAACGTTATTCCCATCGCCCTCTAACTCAAACTCAAACACTTCTGTTAAAGCTACATTTATTGCCGTAGCAACACCCGAAGCAACCGTAAAAGGATTTTCTACAAAGTTAAAAAGAAATAGTTTTCCAACACCTCCTATATTTTGCTTACACGCCTTATCTCTTCCTGCTGTAATATCACATGCCATGTTTAAAATGTATTAAAAACAGCCCCAATTAAGAGGCTGTAATATTAGTAATATATTAAGCTGGTGTAGTAGTTGTTTTGTACCAAACAATATCTTCCGAATTGTAGTATTGAACACCTCCACTATAAACCATTTTTCCTCTAATCTGTCCTGTCAACAAACCGATTTCGTCCTCATCAACCATTGAAATTTGATTGAAATCAGCTTCTAAACCTGTTCCGAAAACTAAATTTTTAGGTTCTGCAATTACGATTGTATTTGCTGGTAAACCGTTACACTCAATAAGAGTATATTTCCCAAATTTAGCTACTTTCTCATCGCCACCGAAACCAGCAGTGATACCTTTAGAAACCAAATAGAACCAGTAGAATTGGAACACATCAGGAGAAACGGCTACTTTTAAATCTTTTCTTCTTAATGCTATAGGCACTGCTGCCAACGCTTTTTTCAATTCAGCCTCAACAGTTGATTCTGTTACCGCATTACCTGAAGGTACGATTCCGTTGTTTGCTTTAATTACCGCACTATCAGCAGCGAATAAAGTTAAAAAACCATCCCACTCATCTGTATTAGTATCGTCTCCTTGCCAGATTTTGTAATCTACATCCTCTGCTGTTTGCCCTAATATTTCAACTTGGATAGCTTCCATAATATCAGCAGGAGCGTTAGGATTTGAAGCACTTGCCCCCATTGTTTCCTGTGACCATGTTTGTCTGAAATCTTCTTTACAAACTTGAAAAGGGTTCATTAATTTTGTAGGCTCTAAAACTCTCTCGTTTAAAACGATTGTGCCTTCAGGATTAAATCCACAAGAATAAGCTACTGTTCCATCTGTATAACGTACTCTTCGCATATTAAGTTTATAACCCACGTTTGGAGCAATAGTAACCAAGCCTAAACGCAAAGTATCTGCTTCCTTAAATGCTTTACCTATAATAGAACCCGCTTCTTTTCCAGCGTAGTTAGATGTGGTAGTTGTAGTTGTTGCCATTTATGTATTTATTTTTTAAATTATTAATTATGGTGCTGTGAATGTAATTGCTCCTGCTGCCGCACCTATTCCGTAAGCGTAAAAGTTTGTACCATCTGAATAGATGTCGATAAAATCCCCAACAGTTTCAGCGGTAGCTACAAATGAAATTGTGTTTTCGTTTGCTCCAGGTACTAAAGTACTGTTTACATCTGCGCTACCTTGAATAACATTAGTAGTTGAAACGATTGTGAAATTTGTAGTTGCAAATGCAGCACCTACTGTAAATCTTGCTCTAAAACCTGCTACTGTAACAGAAGGAAGAGTAACCGCTACACCAGCAGCAGCAGACAAAGTAAATAACTTACCGCTATCACTTGCTGTTAATGTTCTTGCGGTTGAAATTGTTTCAACCTTTGAGGCTAATTTTTCATCCCCGTATAAAATTGTTGTACTCATATTAATTTCTTATTGCTAATGTTAAACGTTCTTTTTTACTTAATTTAGATAAATCAAAAGAGATGTTATCTGGTTGTTTAATTCCTTCTGAAGCAGGTTTTAATCCTAACTCTACAAGTTGAGATTTCAATTCTACATTTTCAGATTCTACTTTTGTAATTCTTTCTTCTTGTTTAGAATATTTAATCAAAATAGATTTAATTGCTGTGCTAATTTCCTCTGCTATTTGCGCATCGTTATTTGATGCAGGGGCAGTAACTTCTTCCATTGGAACAGGTGCATTTTCTTCTTCAACAGCTTTAACTTCTCCCGCTACACCTTCTTCAGTAACGATTAAAGTAGTGCCATCTTCCAAAGCGTGTTCTCCAACAGGTACAGGTACTTTTGTGCCATCTTCTGCTGTAATCCAAACTGAACCGCCAACGGTTAACACATCGCCTTCAAACTCTAAAGTTAAAGAACCGTCTGCCAACTTAACTGAACCTAATTTAATTTCAACTTTAGGAGTTAATGCTAAAGCGATTTGATTTGGTAAATCTTTAAGCATATCCCATATTGTTTTTTCCTGCTCTGTACTCATATTGTGTTTATTTAAATTTACTTCCTCTAATGATAATAAAGCATCGATTGAAAACCCTTTAACCTTTCCTGTTTTAACGTAGTCATTCCAAACTTCATCGTTATCGATTTTACTAACAGAAACCCAACTATCTTTTTTTGCTTCAAAACCTAAAGCTAACGAAGTGTCCATTTTCTCATCACGAACTAACCAATTCTCAACGAATGTAACGCCTTCTATTTTGTTTTCGTGTTCTAAAGTAGAGTTAGAATTATTTTGGTTTTTAGTAAAAGCATAACATAATTCTTTAATTGTGTCCGCTTCAAAACTTATATAAAACTCTTCCCCTCCTTGATTTCTGTAAATATCTTTGTTTGGCTCTAAAACTAAACCCGCAACTATTCTTTGTTCTTCATCGATAGTCTTAAACAAAATCGGTTGTTCTTCTTTTGATAAAGCTATAAAATGTCCTTCCATCGCTGGGTTTTCAACTAAGGAAATTCCGTAAACTCCTTTGTTTAGTTTTGGGTTGTATTTTGCTTTGTATCGCTTCATTATAAGTAGAACAAAAAAAAGTTTATTTTGTTACATATTTACTAACCAAATGATGCTTCACTAACAATATTCCTATCTAAAGCGTCAGCTGTTCTTTGCTCACTTGAAACTACAAACGCTCTTATTGGTGTTTTATTACTTGCTAAACCTGATGCAATTTGATTGCTTCCTGTTCCTGCAACGATGTTAAAAGATGGAGCTGATGGTTGTTCTCCTCCACCACTTCCTGAATTGGGCGCACTTGCTCCCGATGCGCTTTTCCCATCTGATAAAATATCTTTTATCGACTTTGCCGCCGTAGCTGCTGAAAATGCTATTCCCGAAACAGTTAAAGCTGTGTTTAAACCAACAAACGGTTGTCCTCCTGTTAATGGGGAAGCAGCAACGGCTTTTGCGTTAGCTACAGTTAAGTTAGATATTGCCCCACTTACAGACTTTACTTGCTCTCTGACTATTTCAGATATAGCTATAGCTTTTGCAACCGCACTTCCTTTTTTAAATAATGCTAATAATAAGTTTTGAGTATTTGTTCTAATACCAACTTTCATATTAGCTATTGTTTCTTCTCTTTTCTTTTCAGCAGCCGCCTCTGCTTCTGCCTCGGATTGTTCTTTTGCGGCAATTTTTGCTATTTCATCAGATTGTCTTTTTCTGTTTTCAATATCTAAATCTCTTTGACTAAATTCTGCTTCATTTGTTGCTATTTGTAAATCGATTAACCCTTTAGCTAAACTTTCCTCAAACTCTTTTCTTAATTTTAATTGCTCTTCATAGTCTTTTCTTCTGTCTTCTGCCTGTTTTAGTAATAGGTCTTTTTGCGCTTGTCTTTTAGCATCGACAATAGAAAGTTCATTCTCTAAATCTTTAGTTTGTAAATCAGAATTATGTTTGAAATACTCGTTTTGATTTGCCGTTAACTGTGCGTTTAATTTTTCTCTATTTTCAGCTGAAAGATTATTAGCTTTTAATTCATTTTCTAAACGCTTTCTTTCATTTATATAATTTTTATAACGTTCCGCCTCTGCCTTTTTTTCTAACTTCTCTATTTCTTCTGCCGACTTCCCCGCTATCTTTGCTCTTAATATTTCATTCTTACTCGCGTCCTGCAAAGAAGTTATACTGTCTTTATATAACTGATTCATTCTATCTAAAGTAGCATTATAAGCCTCCTGCGCATTCTTTGCCTCTTCGGTTGCATCGGTAGCGTCCATCATTTTAGCAATAAACAAACCTAACAAAACAACAATAGCACCCAATCCTGTAGATACTAAAGCAATTCGCAAAGCCTTTAACGCTCCTGTTGTGCTTCCAACTACCAAAGTGTAAACCTTTTGAGCCGCCGTAGCTATAACAGAACCTTTAGTAAATAATGCTGTAGCCTCAACAG